GGTTCCACACATGAGCAAGCAAAAACACTTGCACCATCACACACTACTAAATGTGGAAATGCAGATCCTTCTCCACCGGTTTCCACCATTGCTACAGGAGTGGTGGCATTTGATACAGTGCCTACTTCAGTTTTTATAACAACACCGGTATCAGAATCTGTATCAATTGCATACACTTTAGAACCAAAACATACAAACAATCTAGGGTTTCCATCAGGTCCACGAGATACTTCAAATCGTCCACGAGGTACACCTTCTATTGCTATAATAGTTTCCATGCCTTGAATGCTTCTAAGTATGTTTGAAGATGAAGCACCTTCACCTTGTGTTTCAAAATACATATTTTGACAATGTGCCATGTTGATTACATTCATATTACTATGACGTGAACCACCAACTATATTTTGTATTATTTGTTGACTTGCCATAAATTAATTTCCGTAAAGCCAAACACCAGAATCAAAGTATTCATTTGAACAAGAATCACAGTTGTATTTATTAGCTATTATTAATCTAGAAGCAGCATTTTTAGCTGTTATATTTGATATAGCAGATGCTAATTCAGCAGTTATATATTGCTTCATAGCATCATCTTTACGAGGATAATATGTTAATAATTTATCACATAGTCCAAGTATATATAATTCTTTATATTCATCAGCTATTGCATACTCTGCATTCAATGTTACAACAATCTTCTCATTATAATAAGCAACTACAGAACGTCCAACATAGGGTGACTTAAAATTTATTATAAATTGTAAATCATTAATTTGTCTGTAAGCATATACAGGTATATTAACAGAACATTTATCAAATTCTTGAAAAGGCATGAACTTCATTTCTAATGCATTGTCACCATTTACACTGTTCTTTAAATATATTTTTTGAATAGTGATAGCATTAGTTGCAACAACATCATTTGTTATTGAACGTGTTATATCATCGGTTCCAAACGTTGTTTCTAATGAAGCATTAAACGTAACTTTTTGCTGCGTAAATGTTAAATAATTTCGTATGTTATATTGCGATATTAAACCTTTCAAAAGGTTTAAACCCATTGTCACAAATTCACCAGGTAAACCATCGGTTGCATTTGGAAAAATTCCAGTTCTATCATAGGCATCAATGATAATATCCTTAACAGTAAACATGTAACCTCTTATAAAAAAATAGCTACAGCAATACCTTTTATATTATTGCTGTAGCTTGTTATTAATTAAACACGTGGTAAATAAGCATCAACCACAAGTCTTTCGTCAACAATACCAGCAATGTAGCTGACATCCCAACGAGTCTTGTTGATCATGTTGTCCCAATCACCATGTTCAGTAACTTTCATATCTATTCCACCAATTGAAGCACTAGAAGTTTTTCCACTAGATAAATCAGCAAGCGGAACGTTATCCCAGTTCATCACATCGTTGCAACGTACTTGAGCAACATCATATTCAACACCAGCAGATAACGGACAAGTTAAAGCACCAGACACAGCACTAGCAGCATTTACACCAGAAATGTAAATGTTACGCGCACCTATATCTTCAGCTATAATTGACTGTACAGTTGCTGGAATCAAAGCGGTTCCATTCAAAGTGACAGCCGATTGCAATATGAAACTAAATTTAGTTTTCGTTTCGGTACCAACTGAATTACAAGCGTAACCATTTGATAATTGTAATGGCAAGCCAGCAGGAAGTGTTGCAGTGTTTCCAGCAGGAGCAGACACATACAAAGTTCCCACACCATCAGTTGATGTTGCAGATACGGCTGAAATTCCAGATATAGCAGATGCTGTAGGCACTGTTAATATAGGCAAGTCTGTGACTTCCGTATACTCAACACCACCAAATTTACCTATGGAATTATCAAAATAAAGTTTCTCACCAACAGTTGAAGGAGCAAAATGGAAACCATTTAACGCATCAACAGTTAAGTTGGCAGACGCATCAGACGATAAATAACCAGTTAATTTAGCACCATTACGCGTAGCACGTAAATGAGCACCAGCTTTAGTTAAAGCACTCCAAGAATTGGAACCAGCTTTAGGAAAAGTTGCCACAGTTGCTTTATATATGTTGGCATCAATTATATCAGACTGAATTTTTGTACCAAGTTTGATAGCATATGTATCAGCCACTTCAGTTTTGAAGTCACCAAGATCAACTATCGCTTGCAATACATCAAGTTCAACTATTGACTTTTTATGTTTAACAGTTAACTTGACTTGTTTTTCTACAATTGTTGCATCGTCTGAAGCGGATACAGCCAACCCATCGGTCGGATTTCCAGCATCACGAAGCACAAAGTAATAATCTCGACCATTTTTCTTTCCAGTTAACTGATCAGAAAAGTGGGACTTAGATGCACCTATCACATAAGGCATCGATTGAATCATATCAGCTAAAAATACTTTAATAGCTTTGGAAGTAATAATAGTGTTTGCCATAAGGCAACCTCATTTGGAAAAAGTTTGTAAACTATCTTCCACGTATAAAATTGAATACTTCTTCATCGCTTGCAAAGTCACTTGCAGAACCTTTATTAGATGTTGCTTTTTGTTGCGAACCTAATATTGGAATCTTTGCTTTAACAGGTGCTACATTGTTTGATGTAGGTTTACTTTGTATGCTAGGATTTTGTACACTTTTACTACGAAGAAAATTTTTCATCCGCTGTTCAAGCGAATATAATTCCATCTGTTTGCGACTTTCATTCTGTATATCAAGAATCGCTTTTAAGGCTTCAGGCTTTCTACAAAAATGTTCTATCATTTTGGGTGATATATCACTATCGCTTAAAAATGATCCAACAACGCTGTCATCATGTATAGCACGTATAGCACCATTTTGCGAACCAATGTTCCAAGCTTCTTGGAAACGTTGTTGCATTTCAGGTGTTGTATATTGAGCTTCAAATCTAGCTTGTGCTTTTTGCGCATTAAGATCTTTCTGCTCGGCTTCCAATTCTTTCTCTCGTGATGTAAGCGAAACTTTCGCAGCACCTACTTCAGCACGTGCATCAAAGTACTCATCTTCAGTTTTAAACTCTTCTTTTTTTGGAAGCGGTTTTATTATCTGCTTTTTAAGTGCTTCAATTTCTGTTTCCAAAGATTGAATTTTCTTCTGACTTTTTGCTTTCACATCAGCAAAGGCATGATCAATTTGCTCTTGATGTGTGTAAACCTTTTTGGATTCTTTCTTTACAGGTTCTTGCAAACCTGGACCATCTTCAACTTTGGTTTCACCCTTGGTTGCTTCAGTAGGTTGTTTTACAAAAATATCACCTGATGTTTCGGTGACATCCTTTTGACTTTCGTTTGAGCTTTCAACCGCTGAACTTTTATCAGCCTCGAATATGCTTTCACTATTGTCACTACTTGTATCTTGATCTTTTTCTGAGATCGCATCTAACATTAAACACCTCGAATATTTTATAGATGATGAGTTTCATCTTGTACTTATAGAATATGGGTATAATTTTAATAATTATATTATGCCTTAACAAGTTTTGGATTTTTTGTACTAGCATCCCACTTCCTTAATTTTTTATTTCTTATTGCCAAACGTCCATGTATTTTCAAGGTGCTGTTATAGAACTTTCCAAGACTTGAACTAGTTATAAACATATTCCAAAGATCTCTAGTCATTTTTCTTGCATAAATTTTTTTACCATTTTTAAAACCATATCGCATAACTTTATTAAAAGGATCGTAAATGATCTTTGAAAAAGCAGTTGACGTTGGAAAAACAGAATCACGAAATGTTTTTTCATCTGGTGCCCATTCAGGGCACGGTTGATGAATTGTTGGTTTACCTGTTTTAGAAAATGTTTGATATGGTGTATTTGGAATATATAATTCGCGTTTACCATTAACCATATACTTACCAGGTTTCTGTAGTTTTAAGTATCGTGTTTTAGTTCTATTATAAGCATTATCTGGATCATTAGGGATGCTAAGTAGTTGTAAACTCATCAGATTACTCCTGTGGAATCATTTCATCAACTGCTTCTTCAGGTACATCAGATGTTCCATATATTACTTTGTTGTTTTCCATGATCAAACTATTAACTTCCTTCTGAGATTCTAGTCTAAGATTTTGCTGTTTGATTTGAAAGTCGTTTGCTATCTCTTTATCTTTAAGTGCAAGCTCTGCAAGCTTAATGTTAGTATCTGTTTCATTTTGCATTATAGCCTTAGACATATCTAACTGACGAGCTTCACGATTGTCAAGTAGAGAAATATTAAGCGTTTCATTTTCTCTACTTAGATCTTCAATAGTTTGTTTAGATGTTTCAAGCTCTTGCATAACAGAATCTGTCAACTGTTGCATCTGCTTCAACTGATGGATAGCATTTGGATCTTGGGTGACTTCAATTAACTTTACACTTGGATCAAGATTGGCAACAATGTTTGCAGAAATGTTTTTACCTAAATCATCATCTAATGAATCAGCATAATACTTGGCTAATAATGGTCTAGTTTTATCATCCATCATTGCACTCATTAAACTAATCTCTTGTCTGCGTTTTGCATTACGTGTTATAACACTTGGTCCATTTACTAGTTTTATAGTTAAATCACCAGGTTGACCTTCGGTTAACAAATGTAATATACATGTTGATATGTTTCTACATACACGTTCATACGATTCATAAAAGCAGCTTACATTAGATTCTGAATTAGATTCTTGTACTAGCACTTCAGTTGCAGTGGTGTTAACATTTTTAATACCCTGAATACCACTGTTTGGAACACCTATTACACTTGACATCAACGATGTAGTAGT